ACAGTTTTTGCTGCCGCTCGGCGGCCTTGGCAAATGCGTCATTCGTCAGGCCGATCGCATCGTTCGCGGCCCGCTGCAGTTGCCCGACTTGCTTCTGGGCCGCGTTCGCAAATTGCTGCTGCTGGGCAGCCTGAGCGTTGGCGCTTGCGAGGGCGCCAGCGTTGATTTGTTGGTTGGCTTGCACCTTGCCGTCAACGATGTTCTGTTCGGCCCTCTTGAGCTTCTCGAGTGCGCCCAACTCAGCCTGGCGGGCTTTGGCGGCCTTTAGGTCGCCAGCCTCGCGGGCGGCAGCAACAGATCGCTGTTGCGTTGCAATCTGGTCTTCAATCGCCTTGAGGTTCTGTGCTGCCTCGATCTTCCGTTTGTTCGTTTGCTCAAACGCCTCGGCCTCTAGGCGTGCGCGGTCAGTCACGAGAGTTTTGAGATATTCATTGACGCGGGTGTTTGCGTCCACCTGACGCTGGAACGCTTCCTGCTGCGCCTGCTGCTGGGCTTGACGCTCCCGCTCCAGTTGGGCAAGACGCTCGTCTGCCAGCTTTCGCTGATTTGCCACTTCAGCCTCATAGGCTGCCTGCGACAAGATGCCGTCGCGAACTTGCTGCTGGGCACGGGCAACGCCGTCTTGAAGTTGTTGAGCCGCCTTGGCACCTTCGTTGCCGAAGTCGGACGCCTTGCCGATAAGATCATCCAGCCCGCGAGTCGTCGCCTGAAAGGCTTTATCGAAGCCGTCAGCAAACCCCTGAGCAGTCTCGTCCGCACGGTCTGCGAAGTTGGCTTCGGCCTCAGATAGTTTCGCTTCGACTTGGTCCAACTGGGCCAGGCGAGCCGATGCGCGAGCAGCGGCCTCGGTGTCCGAGTTGGCGTTGGCCCTCGCCAGTTCCGCCTCGGTCTTCGCAATCTCGTCACGAACGCGAGTCAGGTCGGCAGCGTTTTTCGCCCTCGCCTCATCACCGCCAAACTGATTCTGAATACGGATCTGTTCCAGTTCCCGATCGACGATTGACTGAACGGCAGCGGCCTGAGCTTGCGCTGCGTCGGCGGCCTCTTTTCGTCCTCGAGCCTCTTCGTCAATGGCGGAATTCACTCTCAGCTGGAGCGTCTCGATACGCTCAATCTCGTCAGCGGTCAATTCCCCGTCTTGCTGCGCAGCCGCTAATGCCTGCTCAAATTCCTGCATCAACTTGGTGACGGTACTGGACTGATCGACAAGTCCATCGAAAAGGTTGTCAAACCGCTCTCGCAGCGTCTCGACATTCGACTCAATGCGGAACTCTGGCGCGCGTTCCTGCTGAATGCGAGTTTTGATGCCGCCGACAAGCCGCGACGCGGCTCCCTGCCCGGCCTGCTCTGCATTGTTGCCGACATCGTCAAAGATGCCCGAGAAAGCGTTGGCTGCGTTGGTTGCAGCTGCCTCCATTTCCCGTGCGTTCCGGTCGGCTGACTCTTGCGACGCCGCCGCAAGCCCTGCGCCGAACTGTTCCAGATCGTCGCTGACCCAACTGCCGATGCCTTCGAGCACCTTGCCAAGACCTATCAGCAATGCGTCAATGCCGATCTGAATCACGTTGAAAATTGTCCTGAATCCTTCGGCGCCGGTCAGCAGCAACTGCCCTCCAATCCGAAAGATTTCCGCTACGTCGTCGAGGCTTGAAGAAACTCCTTCGAGGTTGCGGGTAAAGAAGTCAAACACGCCAGCAAAATAGTCGGCTGCCTCCAGCAATGAATCAGTGATGGCATTGGCAATGCCAGTTCCTCCGCTCCCCTGAGCGCCGCTCCACTCCTCAACAAACTTCAGGAATTCATCAACAACCGCCGTCACCGCCGGGGCAAGATTTCCGACGACCTGCCCGATGATTCCGTTGATCGTTGCGCTGACGGTATCAAAAGCGTCGTTGAGATCGCCGACGTTGTTGACTTGCGTTTCACTGACAATAATTCCAAGCCTCTCGGCTCGCTGGCGAAGTTCGTCAATGCTGGACGCCCCCTCGCGAAACAGCGGAGCGAGTGCGGCGCCCTGCTTGCCAAAGATTTCGACGGCAGCAGCGGCGCGGTCGGCAGCCGTTGGGAGTTGCGAAATGGCATCGCCGATGGCAGAAAATTGCTGCTCTGGCGCAAGTGCCCGCAGTTCAGCGACCGAAAGCCCGATGGCCTTCAAATTCTTGTCAAATCCGTCGCCGGGATTTGCCTTGCCGATGTTCACGCCCAGCCGCTGCACGGCCACGCCAAACTGCTCCGTATCAACGCCGGCCAATTTTGCGGCGAGCGAGTAGCCTTGAAGAGCCTCGACGCCGATGCCCGTGCGGGCAGAGAAGTCATTGAGCGTGTCGAGCGACGAATTGACCGAGGTCACGAGCGACGTGATCTGGCCGGTGACTCGCTGGAAGACTCCGCTCAACGCTTGGAGGCCGTCGATCAAGACGCGGCCGATTTCAATCTTCGTGAGCAGGCTGACGTTGGAATTGAGCGACGCCAGTGTTTTGTCAGCCTTCGTCGCCGAATCGCCAACGCCGTTCAGCGACACCTTGGCCTTGTCCATCGCTCGAGAGTACGTCTCTTGGGAAATTCGGCCGGCGTCAAGCTGCTCCTTCAGTTCGGCCGCAGTCCGCTCATACCGCTGTAGCGGAGTGATGTTCGCTTCCGTGATCTGCGCCGCTCGCTGAAATGCCGCTGCCTCTTTGTTCGCCGCTTCAGTAAGCCGCTCAAACTGAATCGCAAACTCGGTAGCACCAATGGCACCGTCCCGCAGGGCGTTCTGTAGGTCTTGCAGCTGGCTGCCGAATTGCTGCTGAGCACGGCCGGCGGCGTCAGACCCGCCGGCAAACTTCTCAAACTGGCCGGTCAGCTTGTCCGCTTCAGTTCCCAGCGCGACGAGCGCACGCTGGACCGGATCGAGCTTGAAGCCCGAAGCGTCGGCGCTGATCTTCATCGCGAGTGACAGGACGTTCGCCACGGTCAATCACCTTCAAGGTTCGCCTTCAGTTGCTGCAAAACGTCAATGATCTGATTCGTATGTTGCGGCGGCTTCTCAATCGGCACGAAATCTGACGGGCTCGGTGCCTTCCCCTTGCCCGAATACGGCGCGAGCATCGCCGACACGATCAATCCTGTCTGCTGCCAGTGGTTTGGAATCGCCTCGTAGTACCGCGTGTACGCCATCCACTCTGCCAGTTCACGGCAGGACATGCGCCGCTCCAATTCGCCTACCGTCATCTTCAAGTGGCCCGCCAGACGGAACAAAAACTGTCGCGTCGGGCGGAGGTTTAGTTTTTTGCGAGTGCCTCGACATCCTCGTTCGTAACAGCGTTGTGCTTCATCGCCAGGTCGAACAACCGACTCATCACCTTCACCGACTTCGTGCCGAGTTTCTCGACTTGGTCGTGCGTGAACAACGCCTTGCCGTCCTTGTCACAGATGCACCGGACAAGCAGCTTCGGGCGCCACAGTTCCATCTTCTCTTTCTTCTCAGCGAACTCCCGCTGGTACGCCTCCATCTCACCAACGGACATGACGCGGACGTAGACCGTTCCGCCCCACTCTTTTACTTCCACAGGTATGAGGTTCTGGTCGTTCGCCGCGAAGATGCCATCGGCTGTCAGGTCTACCATTGCAATCACTCCAGTACGATTTTGTAGGTGCCCTTGTGGCGCCACACGTCATTCACTTTGGCGCTAATGTCAAGCGTCTGGCAAATCGCCTTGCATGACAGATTTACCGTGATGACGGTCGCCGTTGCCGTGGCGACCTGTGCGGTTCCGCCAACGGCCAAGACAGCCTTGCGGCCCCACTGATTGGTACTGTTCAGCGCGGTTCCAAACGCCGTGATCTCAATGGACCCAGCGTCCATCGACCAGTACGCCGTGCCGGCAGTGCCGCCACGGCCTTGCGGCAGACCGCCGCCCACGAGCCACTTGATCTCGGTGATGTCACCGAGAGCGGTTCCGCCCCAGCTGGCCGTGATTCCTGACGTGACAATAGCGGCCATGACGGACTCCCGTCAGGCTCAACGCGCAATCGTGATGACAGCCTGCCCGCGGATGGCGTCGTTGGTCGCCAGCGTGAGAGACGAACTCGCCACGGTGTAGTAGGACGCGGTGGTTCCACCCAGGAAGACCGTGTTGCCCGCAACGCTGATGCGATACGTGCCCGTCGATGCGTCGCTGATGACCACGGAGCCGATGTAGTCGAACGTGAACTGACGCCCGCTGCCACCGTCCTCTGCCGCTGCGACAAGCGGACGCTGCATCGTTGCGGCCTGCTCGCCGGTCGTCTGGCCGAGGTGGGCGATGTCGATGGTCGCGTCAGCGCCAGCGCCAGGGTTCGTGAACGCGATGGCGATGTTGGTGACGGTGTACTGGTTCGCGCCGAGGAACAGCTTCGTTCCCGAGCTGGCAACCGCAGTATCGTGGGGCGTGGCGAAATCAGGCACGGTGATCTCCTGTTATTCAGACTGCCAGAGGATGCTGTACGTTTGCGTGACCGAATACACGGGCGGTAGGTCGCCGCCAGCCAGCTGCACAAACCCGTCGGATTCGCTCTGCAGGCTCACGATCGACACGTGCATGTAATTTCCCACGCCGCCCGCGAAACCGTTCAGAACCGCCCGCACGCGGTCGGCAATCTGTCTTACTGCCGCATAACTCTCGGCATAGATATCGACCGCCAGCGAAACCGAGGGCATTCCCAGCGGGCCTCCAAGCGTCATTTCGCGGGTCACGTTTGACCGCCGCCAGGTGGCAAACGGCAGGGCCGCAGAGGCTGGGGCGATGACCGGGTAGATCCGGCCTCCCAACAGGGCCGCCACGTCTGGGTCGTTTTCCAGTTGGTCCATCACCAGCTGCTCAGGGATTTTCGTCATGGCGTGATGGTCCCCTGCGACGAGCGGCTGATGGTGCTGATTGCCTGCTCCAGCGTCAGGCGTAGTTCACGCTGGAGGATCTCCGCAATCGCCTGCTGGGACTCTCGGAACGCCGTCTCGACGGGCGGGCGACCACCGAGGCCGCCGGGACGCATGGGCGGAATACGGATCGGATCTCTCGACTTTTTGAAAAACGCTTGTGGATAGGGCGGATTGGTCTGCACCGTCTTTCCGTCTTGGCTAGAAATCTTGAAGGGTCCGAGTTTGCGAAAACTTGATGCGTAGTAGTACCCGGCCGCCTTGAAGTTTTGGACGGCGTGCCCGGAAACGGCGTGACCGCCAATCTGATGTGCCCGCACGGCAAACGTCTTGCCCTTGCGTGTCATCGTGTAAGCGCCACGCTGAAATGCACCGCGAGAAAACCCGCTGCGGCTGTAGGCCCTGACGGCAGTCATCTTGTCAATGAGCCGCTCGTCGGTGCCGTTTTCGAGCCACCACTGATGGAACGCCCTGTCTGGCCCGGCTCGAACACTTCCACCGGCCGCACTAGCAGATGATTCACTTCCGGCGCGGTTGTATCCAATGAGCCCGACTGCTGCGCCGTCCTTGGGGTACTTCACGACCTTTGAACGCGCCGCCCGCCGGAGGTTGCCGGTCGGTCCCTGTGGCGTTACATCACGGAGTTTCTCAAGCGCCGGCTTTACGGCCTTTTCGAGAGCCGCCTTTATCGCCGTCGCCTGTTTTGCCTTGTCTTGAAATAGGCTCCCGAGCGCCTGCTGCATGTTGCGCAGTTCCTGCTGGTCGATGGTGATTTGAATGACCGACATTCAGTCCACCCTCTCCGTGCAGAGCAGTTCGTGTTCGCTGCGGTTCGCGTGCTCCAGACACGACGCGATCTCGAGGATGCGGCCCCGCCACGAAACCCGCATGGTCGAGTTCATACCGTCGAGATACCGCATCCGCACGCGGTGCGTGATCTCCGTCTGCTGCTGTCCGCTGGTCAGGAACTCACGGGCGCTGATGCCGTCTACGCTGGCCCAGCGTTCGGCGAACGTGCCCCACGTCTGCGTAGTCTCACCCAGAGCGTTCCGAGTCTCGGTCGCCTGCTGAACGATGATTCGCTCACGGAGTTTGCCGGGATCAATCGCCATAGAGCACCAAGGTCCAGGCCGACGTGCCCGCCGTGGTGGAGATCGAGAACGATGCCGTCTCGAACGCTTCCGACACGGCAACCTGGCCGGCACGAGAATAGAGCGTCCAATCGCCGGTGCCGTCGCACTTCACGCGGCCTGCAGCGTCTGCGGAAAACGCCGCCCGGCTCACGCTGGAAAACGACACGGCAGACCCTGCGGAATCCTTGTACGTCGTCGGAGCCACGGCAACGCTGACCGCAGCTGTGCCGCACGTGCCTGTCACGATGGCGATTTTTCCGAAGTCGTATTCGGTCGCGTGCTGCAGCGTGATCGTCTTCACTGCCCGCACGCCGGTCGCCGTGGTCGAGTCGGCAAACTGCACGTCGATGGCGAACTTGCCGAGTACGCTCACAGGTATGACCCCCACTTCGCAGAGTCGAGAAGGCTTTTCACGCCGAACGGAATCTCCGTCATGGAAATACCATCGGCCGCCATGCGCCGTTCGTACCAGTAGCCCACGAGCCAGAGGATGGCGTTGCGAATCCGCTGCTCTACGTCCGTGCCGTCCTCGCCCTTTCCGCCCCACCACGTCACCGTGACGGCGTTGTAGTCCATCAGATGCGAGGGCCATGAGCCGTTGTAGAGCGTGCGGATGACGCCGGGCACGCTGTCACGGTCAACCCGGTACTGATTCGCCGCCAGAGTCGCCGTGGTCTGGTTCTCGAGCGTGTACGTCACCGTCACCGCCGTGTAGGCCGTATGCGTTGCCATCGGCGGCCGGGGCAGTTCGACTTCGTTCGTGGGGAACGAGTCGAGGGTCATCATGTACCGCGTGTGCACGAACGTCTCGTCACAGTAGGCCGCACACCACTCGCGGGCCGCAGTGATGAGCGATGCGATGTAGGCGTTGTCGGCGTCGGTATCGACGCGGCAGTGTGCCTTTGCATCGGCCAGGCTGACGGGCTCAACCTTCGGATGCGTCAGGGTCTTGATGCTTCGATACCGCACGTCGCGTAGTCCTTCGTGGTGTCACGTCGGCCCGTTCCGCGACGGGTTCGACCGCTGCCGTCTCGATCAGGTCCAGCTGCTGATCACGCTCCGCGATGCCGTCACGAATCAGACGGACGGCGGTCGCGTCTTCGCAATCAACCAGCGTGCCGACGCTGTACGTCGAGTAGTTCTTCAACAGTCTTATTTTCACGATTCACCTACATTCCATGCAGTTGCGGGCTTTCCGTTCTCGGTGTAGTCGCCGACGTACTGAAACACGGGCGACCGGAGATCCTTGCCGGGCCACACGCTGACCCACTCGCCATGCCCGATCGTCACGCGAGGCGTCACGTAGACGCGGTTGCCGCCGCGGCGGAACTGCCTCCAGAACCAGATGTCAGCGTCCACCCGGCCGTCACCGAACTTCCCCTCGGCGTTTGGATGGTCTTGGAACCACGGCTTCGGCGTTCGCTTCAATGCCTTGGTGGAAATCAGCGTGCAGCCGAAGTGGGCGGAATCCACCTCTTGCACCGGCTCCGCGAACCACGACATATCTAGTTCGGTCTTGCCGCCTGGAGGCGGATTGTCGAGCGTGCCGGGCAGCGTGAACATGGGACGACCGTCCTCACGTTTCACCTGAATCGGCGCGATTGCGTCGCACTGGAATGCCATTGCCAATGACACGATGGCCTCAACGTCCTTGCGACCCCAGAACGAATCCATATCGGTGCAGAGGATGTATTCGGTCGAGTCCACGAACTGCTCGAGGCACCGCTGCAGGACCGGACCCCACAACGCTCCCTGCCCCAGCGTGGGGCGAATGCCGAGCGGCATGAGTGCTTGCGCCCAGCCGAACATGTTGGCAATCGGGCCGAACCGAGGGCCAGACATCACGCACTCGATCCGCACGTCCACGTCTGTACTGCCGACCTTGACGATCATGAGTAGCCTCAAAACGAGAATGGCGGGCGCGACGTTATGCCGCACCCGCCATTCAATATCGTGAGGCTGTCAAGTATCAGCCGCTGTACTTCGCGAGGACGCCCATCTCGGAGGCCGAATCGGGACCAACCTCGGCCTTGCCGAGCCGCGCCACGATGTTGGTCGCGAGCGAGCCGACCGCAGAGGCGTCAACCTTGACGTACCGCTGCTTGCCGCGGAGGTCGATGTCGAACCGGATGACCGACGCCTGGCTCGTCACCGCGACGCTGGCGGCCGGGGCCGACACGGTGTAGACGGAAGCCGTGGCTGCCGTCGTGTCGCCCTGGTAGAGGGCCAGCGAGTTCAGGACCGACGCCGCGGTGTGCGACGCCGTGGACGACTTCGCCACGACCACGTCAACCGAGGCGTAGGCGAAACCGAGCGTGTCGATCGTGA